TGATTTGCTTAATATATCATTCTCCGGAACTTGTGTCAGGTGCGATACTATTCTTATTATTTTTTTGGGTGTCATTTCTTTTTTTTTGTTAGATATGTGCGTGTTATGGCGTATAGCGATTCGTTAGTGGCAAGGCTAACCCAACACGCCAGCTAACCAAATTGGACAAAATATTAGCCAGTATAAAAAACGTTCTTGCAAACTGACAGCTAAGTTGTCTTTACCTATTGTCTTGCAATCATTCCTCCAAATAAGATAGAATGGTATAAATAATACCAGTTGTAATAATATACATATCAATATTTCAATCATTTTGTTTCAATTTGTGAGAAAGCCCAGCCACTAACAGCGTGTATAAAAAATGGCGGGTTCTCGGTTAATTTAAAGTTTTGTTATTCTAATTAAGTTCTGCGTTTGCTGAAAGTTTTGGGTTCAAAATCCGCCACTTCTTATACACGCAAAACGTTATGTTCTAGTTTGCCCATCCGCACTTTCAGCTTCTAATAATCTTTTTTCTAATTCTTTGCCTATACGAAAACAAGCAACCGCATCGTATATATCGCCCTCATCATGTTCATCTTCTTTATTATTTTCTACAATCCTTTCTTTCAGGTATTTTATATAGGCTCGCTTAACCTTGTCTTTTTCCATTCCACTATACCATGTGGCAAAATCAATTATATCTTTCATCTTATTCATTTTAATTATTAATTTATCCTTTAGCAAACCGAAAACATAACACAGGCTAAAACAACATTGCGAAAAGCAACGATTGTTTAGCCTCAACCGTTATGCCCCATTTAAGAAGCGTTTAGCGTACTCAATTCCCATTTCAAAAGCATCGGTTAATTTTCTTCGTTCAAGCCACTTGCTATTATTCGGGTTTCCGACAATCTCACGTGCATAGTTTAATCCCGCACAATAAATTCCTTTATCTGTTTTTGGGCTTTCACCATCCAGTTTAAATTCGTACTGTTCAAATATTGGAGGTCTATAATCTGTTATCCCGTCCCACTCAGGAATAGATAAACGGGGCATAACAGCACCCTTATTCAATGCGGGGGTTTCTGCTTCGTTTGACAAATTTTTGTTACTCATAATTTTGTACTTTTAATGTTGTTCAGTGCTATTAAACCCGCACTAAATAAGGCTGCCTACCGTTATCGGTAATGTTTTTTTTCATTTTAATTTTAAAGAGGACACAGAGCCGCTACTAATCAAATGCACACACTTCACACGGCTGTTTGTCTTGACCTAAATCCCTTCCGAATGTTGTGTAAAATTCAACATTATCCCTTCCCCAGTGTTTATTTAATTCTTCTGATAATTCAACTGCTTTTACAAAGTATTCGGGATAGTGTTCTTTCACATTCGCAAAATCATCTGTTTGCATATTCTTACACGGCAGACAATTATTGTGAGGGAATACCCTTTCGCCTTTGGAATCTTTTATGTCATAAATTTTCGGATACCAACCAATTTCTTTTTTCACAATCTGAAAACACCACTCATTATTTTTGTGAGCAATCGGAAACCCCTTTGTTATTTTCGTGTCGGGATTTTTTGCCCACATATTTCTTATTCGCCTTCCTTCCTCTTTTACATAGCCAACTAAATCAATATCGGTTTTATTTTCAGCAGCGTATTTCATCATTGGTTCAATCTTCAACATTCGGGTGCAAGGTGCAACCATCGGGTGCGGAATCATATTTTGTTCCCGAAAGAATTTTAGAATTGAATTATTGGTTTGGCTGTAATGCACATTCTGAAAATGTTTCTTCGCATACTCCACTCCATCCAAAACAAATTGCAAAGTGTCGGGTGAATGTTCTTCAAAGTGTGCATAAAATAAATGCAACTCCTTCGGCTTGCAATTCTCTGGACAAGTTGCCAACCAACACAAAACAGCCATTGAGTTTATTCCACCTGATAAACCAACCAACACTTTCTTGTCGCTGTAATCTTGATAATCTATAAATAGTTCTTGTTGCATAATTCTAAATTTGAGGACACAGAGAAAAATTAAAATGAAAAAAAACACAACCGATAACAATAAGATTAAAAGAAATTAAAAAATAAAAAGCATTGGTCGTTACCCAAGCAGTTTTACTTCTAATTAACAGTGTCGGAACTTCAAACATTTGTACTTCTAATCTTTTTATTTTTTAACTTCTTTAATCCCTTTGGCGTTAGGCGTAATGCCACCCCGACGCACAGATTAGTGCAAATCTTCTTCCTTAATATCTCTGTAACTTTTTAGCTGTTCTATAAGCTCGTCAAGTTGTTCGGTAAGCATTACCATTCTCAGTTCTTTTATACCTCGCTCTCTGACAATAACAGATTCATTGTTAACTGAGTATTTTACATCGTCAACTAAGAAAATTATTTCGTGTACCTTTTTAAATTCTTCACCAACTTTCTTGTAAAGTAGGTTTTCTCTTGTCTGCAATAATTGATTCATTTTTTATGTTTTTAATAATTAATATTCCTTCCCTTCTGTGGCACATACGCCTAACAGCACCTACCCGCCACCAAAGAGGCAGGCGGACGGGTAGCCGCAAACTTGGTCATCACGAGAATATTGACTCGTATTATACTGATGTTCTCCGGTTGGTGATGAGGTACAATTTGCCATCGCTTCGTTAATTTTTAAAAATTGCTGTTTTGTATTTCAAAAGGTCGTTCGGGTTCGCTTTTTGTACTACTTATATACTTGATACGTTAGCCGCCATCCCCTAAAGCCCCCCATCCTCCGTTTTTCTTTAATAGGCGGATTCTGTGGGGCATCCATCAAAGGCACTTGTCCTTTCAGATAGTGGGGTAGGCTTGTACTTTTCCTATTGTCTTGCAAAGTTTCACATCGTATTCATTAAGCCACTCCCGGCATTTGTCAACTTTCTCAATGATGGACTTGATATCCTCATCGTTTCTTTGAATGCGAAAGGCAGCCCAACGATCATCCCTTGGCATGGTTGAATAGATTATCTCATTGCCATAATTGCAATGCCCTGGCGTGTCCATTAGCCCATAAAAAAGGATAAATTCATCCTTGCCATATAGGTGCATATAGCCCTGACCTTGCCAATAGTAATCCATGTTCAATTCCAAAGATGAATCTTGCAAGGTTTTCTTTGACCATGGGGCCTTGACATCAACGATCAACTTTGGCATCACCACATCAGCAGTGCCGGTGATGTATGAATCTTCCATATAGACCTCATTCTTTTCAGCAAGGCCATATCCCATCACTTCTGCCATGAAGTCAATCAGCTCATTCTCCACTGCATTGCCTTTATCCATATACTTTGAAAATACATCTTCATGCTCACCAGTGTACCAATCTTTGAGGTAAGAGGTGCAGGTGGCTGATAGCTCACCTGCTTTCCTTGCATTACTCATTATCTTCCCAATTTGGGAACATCGTATCTTAAATATCTTATCCATTTAGAAGTGCTTTTTCGACCTCTGCGGTCATTGAGTATTTTGATTTGATTTTTCCTATTGTGTACCCATTTGAAAGGGCTTGTTTGCATTTTGCAAACTCTTCCGAGCCAATTACCAATGGAAGCAATGTCGCTGCCTTTGATGGCGTGGAGGCTTTATTTCCATCGTCATCCTCATCAATGTTCAAGTTCAGGATTGCGCCAATGGCATACCTGCGCTGATAGGTGATCACACTCCCTGCATCCTGCGGTGTCTGTTTCACTGGTGTCATGTGGTAGGTTTCCTCAAAGTATTCACCTGACACATGCAGAAGTCTGGTGGTAAGGCCCCAATTATCGCAAGGGAATTGTACAATTACCAATTCAGCACTGCTCAAAGGCTCACTGATGGAATCCAAGATGTCAGGCAAAGCTGCATATTTGGATTTGAAAAAAGGATTGTTACTTCCTTTCTTAATTTTTCCCACCTCGCTGTGGAATTTATGGAGGGCTTTCGCTATCTCTCCAATGGTGTCGCTTGTTTTCATTTTTTTAGTATTAAAGGGAAGCCCCAAAAAAAGAAACGTACTCGGCTGAAAGCTGCGACACCTTGCCTTTTTGAATCCCTATTTGGGGCTAATATATGTTGGGTTGATTTCATGGTGTCGCAGTGATGCAAATATAACTATTTTTTTATTGGTAAACAATTTTCTTCTAAATATTTTTCATTTAAGACCACAATGTTAAATTAGTCTTTTCCATTTTAGATTTAGGAGCTGTAACTTATTCAAGGCCCATACTCCTTTCCTCATCATGTTTGTGCTTGTGTTCAATCATCTTCAAGCAATGTTCCGGCATTGCAAGCTCGCACCATTCTTTTAGTTGCTTGTCACTGGCGTAATGCAATTCAGCATCCTTGAAAAATGGAACTCCTTTAAGGAACTCCTGCATGTCTTTTCTGTTGGTGTAATCCACATAGTGTTGGTACTTCACAGCATCCTCAATCATTTGGATGGTTTCGATTAAGAAGTTTGCAAGATAAATATCTTTGCAGGTCTTTAGAGATTCGGTCATGTCTTTTATTGGATTTTTCATCGGGTTTGGGGTGTACAAGGGTTAGCAAATAATTTCTTCCATCCATCGACATCCATCTTGTCCATTGTGAATGATGTATTGTCTTGGTGTGGTAACTCTATTTCATACTCATCCAGTAGGTGAGGATGGGCTTCAAACATTAATATAGTCCTTGCGGATAATTGCAGTGCTTGTCTGCTTACTTTGTGCCGCCCAATCCCATTTGACTTGGCGGCCTTTTTTACGATTTCTATTTTTGTCATTTGCTGATTCTAATTAAGTGTTCAAGATACCTGGAGAATGACAGTCCTTTTTTGTCTGCCTTTTTTTTGCCTGCCTCAATCACTTCGGGATGAAGCATCACATTCTTTCTAATTCTATTTGCCATTTGCTTCTTTCATTTCAATGTACATATCACTTTCAATTATGCCCATCAAGACTATTCGTGTCATTGAATCAAGTGGCAGGGTGATGGCGTATGATTCCAAAGTTTCTTGGAAATTTGCCACTGCAGTTTTTAATTTAGTTTCTTCCATTGGTGTCGCTTTTTTTGGGGGTTAATAAATAATAAATTATTGATACAATAAATGGGATGGTGAGAATCTCCAGGGCGAAGATTAACTCGTTGTAGGTTGGCATTTGCATGGTGTCGCTTTTTTTAAGATTATGCAGTTGGTTGGATGCTGCTCCCCTGTATAATTATAATGTAAATGATGGGGCCATTGAGTAATTACCATCAGGTAATATATATTTTGAGCCATCAAATGATGTTTTAATTTTTCTTCTGATTATGTTTTTTTGATATAAAATAGTTGCATAACTTCCTTTTATCTCTAAAAGTTCAGCAGTTATAATGCAATTGTAATCACAAATTAATCTTGATGTTAAAGTTTTGATTGCTTTCATGGTGTCGCTTTTTTTAATTGTTTAATTATATATGCAAATATACACACCACATACACACATATAACATTTTAATGTAAATTTTTTTACTTTGATAATCAGCACTTTACAAAAAACCCCCACATTTCTGTGAGCGTTTCTCTTAATCTGTCAGCTTTTTTTGGTCCATGTCCTCCATAAATGCAGGAATCGAATAGTGGCCATCACTCCGATCTCGCACCTTTATAAAGTCAATTTCTAACTTTGCAGAATTGATAATTGTTTGCCCTAGGTCTGCTATTGCCTTGGCCTTTTCAATAGTCATGTGGCTCTCTTCCGGATCCATCAGGTGTTCTATTGCCTCAAAGAGGTGATTACGCAGGTCTTGAATTTTGTTCCTTGCCATTGATTTTCTTTTTTAGTTTTCGTAATATGTAAATTGCTTCCTTTATATCTTCGGGATAATTGTGAATGGAATTGCGCAGCATGTTTTCGGATTTGGTAATCATTTCAAGGTTTGAAAGCTCGCAATTTAAAGTGTCATAGTTTTTGAAAATAATGACATGGCCGGGTGGAATTGGACCATGTGCCTGCTCCCACACATGGACCTGATATGATTTCCACTTGGCCTTTGCTATGCGGATGAACTTGTAAGGTCTTTTGCTTTTGTCCTCCCGAATAGTGATTGCCCCATCTTCCAACTCATTGAAGTTTCTTCTACCTTTTTTGAACTGGCTGCTTTGGATTCTTGCCAAGGATTCAGGCGGCACATAGTCCTCCATCTTCCTACCTTTATTTATCGGAATATGGCCTTTTGCAAAGACATACTTCTTTCCTGCAATCTTAAAGTTTTTCTTTGCTGCCATACTTTGGCGGTATGCCAAGGACTTTTCAAATCTATTTTTATATGCTATATAATAGATTTGATCCAACCGGCATCCCATTATCTTGGCAATGTCTGCGCACTCCATATCGGGATATAATTCCCCAACCTTTTTAACTTCCTCGCTTGTCCATAGCTTCCTTTCTGCGGAAGCCCTCTTCAATGATGGTTTTGATTTCATTCTTTAGATTGTTTTCTCTATCCCAAATATCCTTTTCCTTTTTCCACTGGATCTCTTTGATGTGATATGCATCAATGCTCGCCATCTGATTGGTGATCTGTTCACCCTGCTCCTTGATTTTCTGCTCAAGGGCTGCTATCTTTTTAGAATGGCATATCATTGGCAACAGCATTTTTAGTTATCTTCCAAGCCTCGATAGTATTGAAGTATTTAACAGTACCATCCTTTGCCATCCATTCCCTGCCTTTTAAATTAAAGGTAACAGTAACATCATCACCCTCTTTGTAGTTATCCAATAGGGTAACTTTATCCTGACAGCATTGCATTGATATTACTTGCGGATAGGTATCACTTAAATCCTTGATGACAAATTCTCTCTTTCTGAATTTATCTGATACGGCCTCTGTTTGATTGATCTTTACAATCGTTCCTGTAATCGTGTAATTGCTCATCGTTTTTTTATTAAAATGTTTTCAATATACCGGGATAAGGTTAGGCCATCCCGTTCAGCCTTTGTTTTCAATCTTTTTTGCAGTGTGGGAAAGGTTCTGAACATAATCATTGATTCCCTTTTCTCTTTTTTCATGATGCAAATGTATTACAATTATCTTTATAAACAATTATTTTCCCACTATTCCCCCATGTTTTTTTTGCAGAAATATAATACACAAAATTATCCTGCTCACACAAGGCATCTAAAAAGGCTTTGACAAGGTTGTCAATGTCAGGTGTCTGTTGATGTGGTTTCCCAATCATCAAGGCTTTCTTTTTATCGGTCCACGAATCAGACATAGGTATGATAAATTCAAGGCACAGCTCCGCAGTTACTTTGTACCCAAGCAGGTTGGCCTGTATGTTTATCCTGTCCTTGAACTCCCAATATCTTTGCACTGCCGGTCTTTTATTCCACGAATCAGAACGCACCATCCTGGGCTTACCAAGTGGGTTGATATCAAAGGTTATTTTTTCCATAAATCTTTTAAAGGTATAAAGTCCGTAATCCTAACAGGTCGATCCTGTCTTACTATTGGTTTGTCAAAGTTTAACTTTGGCTGAATAATTATTTTCTTTTTCATTTTAGAATAGTGTTTCCGTTGGTGGTGGCATGATCTCATAAGTTATTCCATCAATGGTGGTGGTTTCTACCTTGGCCTTGAAGTCAGCAGCAAAACCAAGATTCTCATTCTTTGGCAGGGTTGGTAATTGGTCTTCAAAGAAAGTCAGCTCTACCTGTTGCCCTTTGTCAAGCCAATTGGTATTATCCCATCCAAAGGAAGCATCATGCATATATCTTCCTGAAATGAAATTCCATTTGTATCTGCACATGCCGGGCTTCCCCAGGTGCTTGAACTTTACCTTTTGGATATGGATTTCTGAAACATATTTATGCTCCTCCTTGCTCCAAGACTTATACACCGATATTCCGTTTTCTGTTTTGTTAAAGAAGTTTGAGCTACCCATCAAGTCATAAAGATTTGGCACTTCATAATTTCCGGCTTTATCCTTTTTCATCTTGGTAGGATGCACAACCAAAAACGGATGCACCATGTACTTAATTTGAAATTGGGATATCATGTCCAATTGCTTTGAAATGTATCTCGTTTCACTGCTTCCAATTGGTGGCTCATCATCAAGCCGATTCCAAGGATCAATCACAAAGGATTTGATTCCATACCTCAAAATCATTCCCTTGGTAATTTTAAGAATACCCTCCAAAGAAAAGTCATCATTCGGGCAGATGAATTTAAAATGCTCATTTACAAATTCAATGGCTGCATCCTTTTCCATGGGATTCATCTTATACTTCCCCGAAAAGGATTTGCCTATTATTTTCTCTGCAAACTTTGACACATGGATTTCAAGGGGCATATTTTCAGGAGAGAAGATTCCAAACTTCCAACCGTACTTGATGGCTAACTTCACCATGATGTAATCAAGGAACTCTGATTTACCATGGCCGGGTATTCCAGTGATGATGGTCTTGTTTCCCAATTCAAAGGACAGGTGCTCATCAAAGTATTCATCACCTATCTGCGCCCCGGCATTCAATCCCATATCATACAAATGATTTATTTCATCCTGAATGTCATAGGCATTGACAACCCCATCCAATGGAAACTCCTTTGCATTCTTGACAACCTCAAGCAATTCAAGGATGCCATATTTCTTTAGATAATCGTTTGAATCCTTGCAATCCTTAAAGTCAACGGTAAGGCATTTGTCGGGATCAAGTCTGCGAGCAAGCTCCATCTTGAGGTTATGACCTGCATCATCCTGGTCGGTGGCAAGATATATTTTTTCAAGGTGCTCAAAGTATTCCCAACAATTGTCAAGGTACTCAAGTTTATTGCTGCCCTTGGTTGCACCATTGGGAACTGATACCACATTGAGATATCCTGCCTCAATCCAAGACAAGGCATCCATTTCCCCCTCCACGATTATACATTCCGTTGCATCCTTAATGGCATCGAGGTTGTAAAATATCAACTCCGCATCCTTTGAAAGTTTGAAATTCTTTGCCCCATCCCGGTACTTCACATTGATGAGCTCACCATTCCTAAAGTAATTGAACTGGATTGTATTCTCATTCTTTTGGGTTTGAGGCATCCACTCCAATCCTGCCCCTATTTTCATTTTAAGCAAGGTCTGTTGGCTTATCCCTCTGTCCTTAAACCAATGTACCACTTTGTCGCCAAGATTCGTTATATCTCTGAATATGGGCTTAACATACGGTTTCTTTTCCTCCTTCATAAATACCTTTCCTCTAAAGTCGCAACTTGGCTTATGGCACTTGTAAAGCCCTGAATCAATATCAACGGAAAGGTCGGGTGTCTTGCCATTGCATTTCGGGCAGGTGGTTTTAATTATTCCCCCTGACCTGCCTCGCAGATTAATGCCAAGGTCTGAAAGTAATTGAGCATTTAACATACAAAGCCCCTTTCCTCTTTTTTATTCTCATCCTTAAACCAAACGGAAATCATTTTCTGCTTCCAATTTCTAACCTTATTCCCTCGACTATCTACCCATTTGGCAGTGTCGTAATATTCAAAGGCTTTTTTGGCTGCCGATTCTAAATAACCGTTGGCGTAAAAGTATTCCCAAACTTCCTTATAAGTCGGAGGGATGAATTTTTTATCGTTCTTATCCTCATTCTTATCTTCATTTACATTTTCATCCTCATTTACATCCTCATCCTCATTGGGGGTTATTTTAATTAACCCCACTGGGGTTATTTTGTTTTTTCTTGGTCTGCCACCTTTGATTCCATGTTCGCCACCCTTTAAACCATCTTTATATTTTTTATTGTTTGCTTTTAAATTTGGCCTTATTAAAGTCCAAAGGGTTTTTTCAATACCTACAAAGGATGGCTCTTTTTCAAGAAACATGAATTCAAAAATTGCATTATATAAATTCAATTGATTTTCCCTTGGTAAATCCTTAATTGATTCATAAAATGATCGGTAAAAAATGGTGCTATCTCTCATTTGCATAAATATAAAGCTCCGCACCAAAAACGCACAAGGTGTCGAATCCTGCCCAATATGATTTGGCGGTTTTTGGTTTGGAGCTGTGAATATCTTTGTGGGACATTTGGGTATTAAATAAGATTCGACAGGGCAAATATACAAATAAATATTCAATTTCAAACCTTTCACAAAAAAAAGATTAAATTTTTATATTTAATATAGAATCCCTAACTTGCGACAATGAACATTGATGACATAATTTTCCGAATAATTGATGGCCAGACTTACAGGACCATTGCTAAAGACTTGAATGTGCCTTTGAGCACTTTGTTTGATTTCATCCACAAGCCCGAACACTCCGCGCGCGCGAGGGAAGCCCTCAAGCTATCAGCTGATGTGATTGCGGATAAGGCAGAAGAGGTGTTGAAAGAAGCCAAGGGTACTTTGACAGAGGTGACAAGGGCGAGGGAGCTTGCGCAGTATTATAAATGGAAGTCCTCAAAAAGAAACCCCGGCACTTATGGTGATAAAGTCGATATGAATCACACTGGTGATTTGACCATCCGCAAGATAGAGGTGGAAATAGTGAAACCAAAAGACTATGGCAGTACCAACCCTGCGGATTAAGGCATCGGAAATATTTTTAAAGAATAAGGAGGCAGATTCATTCATAGTCCTCAACCAAGGCGGCACATCAAGTGGCAAAACTTATTCCATTCTCCAGGTGCTATTGACTTTGGCACTATCTGAAACCTTGCATATCTCGGTCTGCTCATCGACAATGCCCCACTTGAAAAAGGGTGCGCTGAAAGATTGGATTGACATCCTGACCACAAACGAGATATACAACGAGGCGGATCACAATAAGACTGACCAGGTCTTTAAGATTGGCAATTCAAAGGTGGAGTTTTTTTCACTCGATAATCCTGGCAAGGCAAGAGGACCAAGGAGAGATATACTTTATGTGAACGAGGTGGATTTGGTCCATCAGATAACTTTACAGCAGCTCATGCTTCGGACAAGGGTAAGGGTGTACTTGGATTTTAACCCTGCACCTGAATTTCACTATGTCTATGATGAGATTCAACCCCGGTCAGATTGCACCTTTATAAAGTCCACCTACAAAGACAATCCATTCATACCAAGGCAGACAGTCCAAGAAATTGAAAGACTATCGGGGAACGATTGGCAGGTCTATGGCCTTGGGAATCGTGGCAGCTTGAAAGGTTGCATCTATACCCATTGGAAAACTATTGATGAGATTCCCGATGGGTGCGATGTCATCTATGGCCTTGACTTTGGATTCAACGTACCCAGTGCATTGGTGAGGGTAGGCATCAAAGAGAATGACATATATGTGCAGCAATTGATATACGAGCCACTGCTCACCAACTCCGACCTCATTAGGGCAATGGAATCCTTGAACATTGGCAGGTCAGTAATCTATGCCGATGCTGCCGAGCCTCAAAGGATTGAAGAGATATATCGTGCCGGGTACAATATCAAGTCAGCTGACAAATCACCAGGATCGGTCAAGAAAGGAATTGACAGCATTAAGGCAAGGGGCTTATACATTACTCAAGACAGCCCTGACTTGATGAAAGAGATACGGAACTATAAGTGGATGGAGGATAAAAACGGTCAGACATTGGAAGATCCTGTTAAGTCGATGGACCATGCCCTTGATGCTATGAGATACCCTATCCACTCCCACCTTACCAAGCCAAGTGGCAAATACCACATCTTATAATTTTACCCCTAAATTTATATTTATGAATATGAAAGTACCTCACAATTGGTCAGAAATAACGATAGGCAAATATCAAGATTTGATAAGCATGGAGAAATCCGATGACATTATTCAACAGGAGATTCAAATCCTCTCTGCATTAACAGGTGAGCCTGAATCGATGTTTGAGAATATGTCCGTTGAGGATTTAAAAGGACTGATCAGCAAGACTGCATTCTTAACAGACCTACCCAACAGCAAGAAAATACCCAAGTCAATCAAGGTGGCAGGAAAGAAATTCACCATAAACTTGATGATTAGTGATTTGTCGGGTGGTCAGTACATCGACCTTATGACGTTGACAAAGGATGGGGGCAAGGTGATTGAAAAGATGCATGAGATACTTGCCATCTTCATTCACCCGATGGAAAGGCGTTTCTTTATGTGGATGCCGATACCATATTCAGGTGATAAGCACAGGGACACTGCGGATTTCTTGAAAAAGAATCTGACAATGGATGTGGCTTATCCGATTGCAATTTTTTTTTGTCTGCTTTACGAGAACTTAATGGCCGGTATTCAGGATTATTTTCTAAAGAAAGCGGACAAGGAGATGTCGAAAGCGAAGAGGATATTGAAGAAGTCAACGAAGAAGAAGAAAGCTACTTCCAAAAATGGGGATGGATTATAACACTGGATTCATTATCCCAGGGGGATCATTCCAAGTGGGAATATTACACCAACCTTGGGGTGATAGAATTTCTAAATGTGGTATCATTTCAAAAAGATAAAACAGAATGGCAGAGGAATTTGAATCAGTAGTCGAAGTATTTAGGAAGTTTGGTGAGCACACTGTTGCCATCATCCAAAAGAGTATTGATTCAAAGCACATCAATGCCTCTGCTGTGATGCGCCAATCATTGAACTATCATGTAGTCACCTCACCTGAAATCACTCACTTCACCCTTGACTTCGGAAAGGCAACGTATGCCAAGTATGTCGATGAGGGCAGAGGTCCAACTAAGCGAGGTGGGAATGGCTCTTTATGGAGAAGTCTTGCCGGGCCCAATGGTTGGATAGCGCAGAAAGGAATTGCACCACCGATGACAGTGGTCTATAAGAAGCGGACAAAGCAAGGTGTACAATTAGCCCGAAGAACATTTAAGGACATCAACGAGGCCAATGAGAACTTGGCTAAGATGATCGCAAGGAAGATACATCGCAAAGGAACAAAGGCAACTCACTTTTATTCCGAGGTAGTCACTCCGCAGATATTCGATGAATTAAAAATCAATTTGGCAAAGGCAGCAAAAAAAGACATTAGCTTACAAATAAGAAAACAATAATGGCAATCACAATAAACCAAAACCCAAAGACATACAGCCCGGCATACAATGAAATCAATTTCCTTGTCACATCTACCAACGTGGCACAGGATAACTTCTTGTATGTCTGCGATGTGTACATCACTGGTGTCACTCCCACCTATTTCAGGTTGAAAGCTGCGCAAGATCCAACGAGTAATAAGGCGGTATTCGATATTCATCGTATCATTGAGAACTATTTGACCACCAATATCGATAAAAGTACCTACGGATTCCAACGCAACACATCATCATGGGTGGAATACACCTGCAAATTTGGTGAGGAATACGGATTGAGCAGCAGCGGAACAACGGTATATGCTGATTTGACAATAGATTCAGGCAAATTTGCATTCAATGGGCTATGGGATTTCCTTGAATTTACCCTTTACAACGATGCAAACTACCTCTTGACAAGCTCATCAAGTCTGTTTTTGACATCATTGAAGTCGAAAAGGGTAAGAACTACCATGCATTCATGGGCTCACTTCATGGCCAATGCTGCGAATAAGACCAATGTGATGAAGATTGTGGCCACATCGACCACTGGTGCGGTGACAACTACGGTGGTGGATAATGCATTTGCCAATCCATCCTCTGTCGATGCAGATAAGTTTATGCGAGTAAGCACAGGCCCTGCCAATTTGAATCTCATTACAAGTGGAAGCATATCCTTTGGTGCGCAGCCTATCATTCCAACTGACACAGCATCATACACTATTAAGATTCAAACAGGGGCATTGGGAACGGTGACATCGGAAACGCTGACATACACCATTGATGATGCCTGCACCAAGAATGATGTGTTGATATTCCATTGGCTCAACAAATATGGGGGCTTTGATTCCTTTGCATTTATCAGGGCCAACACTCAAAAGGCAGACATCACCAGGGCTAATTATAAAAAACCAACAGGCACAATCAGCGGCTCAACTTATTCTTATTCCGCAGCGGACAATCAGAATACTGTCTTTGACACAAGGATAAAGGATAAGATTGAAGTGCTTTCCGATTGGCTCACAGACGCTGAAAGTGTTTGGCTTGAGGAATTGGTAACATCACCCGAGATATATCTTGAGGATGCTACCTATGGCCTTGTGGCGGTGAATGTGATTGATAAGGCATACGAGAAAAAGAAAGCAGTCAGCTATAAGGCATTCAACTTGAAGCTCACATTTGAATACTCATTCATCAGAAACAGACAAAGAGGATAATGCAAACTAAAATCAATCTACTTTCTTCGGGAACTATTGATATGTATGATGACATTGCGGTGTCTTGTACTTATTCGATTGCGGACATAAAAGATCCTGACAAAAGGAATACGAGTTTCTCCAAGACCATCACCATCCCCGGCACGAAGAATAACAATAAGTTATTCGGGCAACTCTTTGAGATTGGCATCGATGGCTCTTTCAATCCGAATTTAAAAACCCCTTGCAATCTAACTGTTGACAATGTTATTATCATGCGAGGCAACTTGCAGCTGCTAACTGTCAAGAAGATTGACAATGATAAGATTGAATATGACTGCACCATCATTGGAGTGACTGGTAATATCTTTGCGGAACTATCAGACAATAAACTCGAGGATCTTGACTTGTCAGAATATGACCATGCTTTACTGCAATATAACCAGGCGCAATCTTGGGCAACGAGCATCATCAAGAATGGTACTTACTATGCATTCACTTTGGGTGAGGGATATGTTTACCCTCTAATCGATTATGGTGATGATAGTCAGCATATAGGATGGGATGTAACCAATTTGCTTACTGCTGTATATGCAAAGACATATCTTGATAAAATCTTTAAGTATGCAGGATTCACTTATAATTCTACATTTCTAAATTCAACTTTTTTCAAGTCACTAATTATACCTGGGATTGTTCCCACCTTAACTGATACACAGATAGCACTGAAAGAATGCAGGGTGACACCAAATGCAATTACTAACTTTACAAATAATAATTTAGGTGTAATCGTTCCATTCCAAAATGACAGCACTGGAACTAATTATGATCCTGGCAATTGCTTCAATACAACCTTTTACACTTACTATGCACCAACAAATACATCGCAGGAGGTTGAGGTAAATATCACTGCAACTGTAAATCTTGGAACTCCACCTGTTGGGGCAACCCAATACAATGGCTCGATAGGATTTCAAGTGTTAATATACAAGGTTGATGTATTGACAGGCGTGAACACTATTATTAGCAATGCCCCATTTACAACGCTTCCAATAACAAGCCCAAGATTACCCATCCCACCAAGTAACATCACAGCAAGTTATGATTACAATACCAAAACAAAAGTTAATTTAAGTGTTGGCGATTCTGTTTATGTAAAGATTAGGACCAACAATAATTTTATCTATTGGTATAATGCAAGCAATGTACTTATAAGTGCAACCCAAACCCAAGTGCTCGAGGTAGCATCCACATCATACTTCACGAATCGAGTATTGAATAAATCAATTTCAGAGAATGAAACGGTTGTGATGAATAACACCATTCCAACGGACATCTTGATGAAAGATTATTTGATGAGTATTATCAGGATGTTCAACCTTTATGTTGAGCCTGATGCGGACAATACCAATCAGCTAAACATCGAGCCAAGGAATACCTTTTATTCCACTGCCGCCCCACTTGATTGGACTGCAAAACTATCCTTGGATAAGCAACTTGAAATTAAGCCGATGGCGGCACTTGATGCCAAGACCTATAAACTTACATACAAGCAGGATGATGATTACTACAATGCACTCTATTCGGGCAAATACAGCCAAATATATGGCGAAAGGATTTGGGATGTGCAGAATGAGTTTCTAAAGAATGAAAAGAAGATTGAAGTAATCTTTGCCCCAACACCTTGCGTAAACTTTAACAACTCCGATAGGATAACCCCTGCAATCTATGCGAGGGATAATAATGGCGTGATTACAAAGAAAACAGGCAAGCTCCGCATCTTATATTATGGAGGATTAATATCTTGCCAAACCCCCTGGACACACTTCTATTTTGAGCCTGCAAAGGTCCACAACTATGTAAATTATACTGTCTACCCTTATGCCGGGATGATAGACCATCCAACCAATCCGACATTGGACTTGGGCTTTGGGGCTGTCAAAGAAGTTTACTTCACCATCAAGAAATGGCCCACTGCCAATCTGTTTAATACTTACTATAAAACATTCATAGAAGAAATATCTGATAAGGATTCTAAAATAGTGGTGGCATATTTATATTTAACAATATCAGACATCAATCAATTGGACTTTGGTAGATTGATTCATATCGATGGCATCAACTATCGATTGAATAAAATCATTGACTTCAATCCAGTATTGAATCAGCTGACAAAGGTTGAACTATTAAAAGCTAAAAATCAAACAGCATTCACGCCAAAGACAGGAACGGTCAGAGGTGGAACTAAAACAGCACTCCCTGAATAATGGTAAACGAAGAATATAACCCCATCTTTGCGCAGGATCAAAACACTTATCCTGATGGCAATATCTATTACCCAATGAATGGCCAAGTGGTCTTGGGGCAAAACAATAACATTGATCCAAAGGCATCATTTATTAATGTCCAAGGCAATGACAACTTTGTCGGACCTGATTGTACCTATATTTCATTGGTCAATTCATCGGGATGCATTATCGATGGAGGGGTGAACAATGTTTCCCTTGTCAATTCATCAGGGGTAACGGTGTCCGCTTCCAATTATACAAGGATAAACAATTTGGATATTGATGCGAAGTCAGTAGTGCAGGTAATAGAACTTGAAATATCCCCTGCGGAATTGATGACATTTGTTTCCGCACCTGTTCAGATACTTCCTGCGCCTGGCGTTGGGAAAGCTATTGAGGTGATGTCGGCAATGGGATATTATTTGTTCAACACAACTGCCTACGATAATATGTCAACCATTGTGATTGGAAATAATAATCTTGCATCAGGAGGGCAATTGCAATCCAATGCACTTATCATGACATATCCTGCATCAATCCTTTTCCGTTTTGGTATTGACATCAATTTCTATTATTTGGAAATACTTGAAAACGATCCTTTATATGTCAGCGCAATCGGTGTTGATCCAACGGTTGGTGATGGCACTTTAAAAATTTATTTGACTTACAGAATAGTAACTTTATAACAATGGCAGATGAAACAATAGGGATTGATATAATCCTCAACGCAGGCGAGGCGGCAACGAGTGTAAAGGAATTGCGCCAAAGTATTAAGGATTTGCAAAGTGCTGCGTTAAAGGCAGGCTCCGAGGGAAACGAAGCCCTTGCGAATAAGTTTGCAAAAGCAGCAGGTCAGGCCAAAGACAAAATTGAGAAATTGAAAGACCAAGTGAATGCCTTTGGAGATACAGGAAGTAAAATCGGTGCGGTCACTGGATTCGCAAGAACATTGGCAGGTGGATTTGCAGCGGCCCAAGGTGCTGCCGCTTTGTTTGGAAGTACATCAAAAGACCTTGAAAAAACATTACTCAAGGTACAGGGTGCATTGGCATTATCTCAAGGCATATCCGAATTGGCACAGGCAGGCGAGCAGTTTAAGATTATGAAAGCTGTGGCCATCGATGCAATGAAAGGCATCAAGGCGGCCATTGGAAGCACAGGTATTGGACTTTTGGTTGTGGCACTTGGAACGATAGTGGCCTACTGGGATGACATTAAAGGATTGGTATCAGGCGTAACATCAGAACAAAAGAAACTTAATGAAGAGGCGGATAAGAATGCCACTGCGGAAGAAAAGAAACTGAAAGCACTGAATGCCTCTGACAATATATTGAAGCTGCAGGGCAAGACAGAAAAGGAAATACTAGAATCTAAAATTGCCCAAGAGCAAAAAGTTATTGACATAACAAAAAAGCAAATTCAATTAGCTATAATAACTTTAGAGGCGCAGATTGAAGCGGAAAAAAGAAACAAGGAAATTCTTGAGGGATTGGTAAACTTTATTTCTTTGCCTATTACTGCATTGCTTCGCACCATCGATATGGTTGGTCTTGCATTGGGAAAGAATTTCAACTTGATGGGGCAGTTTCAAGATATGACTGCCAATTTAGTTTTTGATCCTGCAAAAGTTAAAAAAGAGGGTGAGGCTGCGATTGAAGAACAGAAGCAGAAACTTCTTGAATTGCAAAATACTCAAGCAGGACATAAGGTAGCAATAAAAAAGATTGATGATGATGCAGCTACGAAAAGTGCAGAAGAAAAAAAGAAAGCAGATACAACAGCAGAGGAAGAAAGAAAGAAAGCTGCTGAACTTGAATTAAAATTAAGGGGGGAACTTGCTCAATCAATTGTCAATTCAATAGCAGATGAAAGAGAAAAGGAAATTGCAAATGCTCAACTATCATTCAGAAATAGATTAGATGCTATTGTTGGTGATGGTGCAACAGAAACAGCATTAAGGGCTCAAATAAAAGAAGAGCAAAGGGTGGCCATGCTTGCCATTGATACTAAATTCCAAGAAGAAGATGCCGCCAAGAAGTTAGCAGCAGATGAAAAGAAAAAAGCTGATGACCTTAAAACAGCAGCAGATGACAAGAAAAAAGCAGAGGAAAAAATAAAACTTGAAGTAGCCATTAGGGATGCAAAGATAAATATGGCGCAACAATCTTTAAATATTGTTTCGTCTATTGCAAAACTTGCAGGTATAAAAGGAAAAGATGCTGAGAACTTTCAAAAAGCATTAGCCGTTACTCAAATTGCAATTGATACAGCAAAATCAATTTCATCAACTGTTGCTGCAGCATCTGCAGCCACAGCAGCAGCAGCATTGCTTGGAAATCCCCTTGCACCTGCATTATTTTATTCTTATTTGACATCAGGAATCGCAGCAGTATTTTCAGGAATGGCAGCAGCAAAGGCAGCTCTATCGACAGCAGGAGCATCAGTACCATCTGATTCAGCAGTTAATATTCCAAGCGGTGGCGGTGGCTCTGCCCCATTAACCCCCACATCTTCCAATGTAGGAAACACATCCACAACTATCAGCGAATCAGGGCAGGTGGTTGCGCCAATGGTGGTCAAAGCCTATGTGGTGGAAAGTGAAATGACACAAAGCCAGCTCCATGTCAAGTCGATTGTGGACAAATCGCAATTCCCTTAATTATAAAAAAAGCATCTATTTTATATTTTTAGATATGATTCGCAAACTACCCATTTACAAAATCAGGATAAATACAGAAGATACTGGTGTTGATTACATTGCTCTTACTGACGATCCGGCAATTGAAAAGAACTTCATGGCGTTCAATAACCAAAAAAGATTCATCATGCAAAGCGAGGACAAAAGGATAGTGTCAGGTCCTTTAATTGTAGCTAACTTGCCAATCTATCGCAGGGATGAACAGGGTGAATATTATGTGTTATTCGATGCCCCAACAACCATGGAGATTGCTCAAAAGTTTTTCCGCCTGGGGTATCAAAGCCATGTGAATCTTAATCACGATCCCTTGAAAAAACCCGATGGGGTTTATATGTTTGAATCCATGATTATCGATGAGAGCAGAGGCATAGCAACTCCAAAGGGATTTGACATTCTGCCCGATGGCTCTTGGTTTGGCTCATTCAAAGTGGACAACGATGAAATATGGCAGCAAGTTAAAGATGGCACATTCACAGGATTCTCTGTTGAGGGGCTTTTGGGCTTTGATTATGTCAAGGAAACCGATGAGGACATCCTTTTGGAAATCATTGACCTCATTCAATCTATGTGATGAAATTATAAATTATCAATTCATATTATACTTACAATTAAAAAAGAACAAAAATGGACAAATCAATTGTCGAAAGACTTAAAACTTTGGTTGCAAAATTCGATACTACGGAAGCTCCTGCAGCATTCGCTGATGTTACTTTAGCTGATGGCACTGTCCTCTCTTACGAGGGCGATATGCCTGTTGTTGGTGCAAAAGTAATGCACACAGATACAGCAGGTGTTCAAGGTGTTGCTGCCGATGGCGAATATCAATTACCTGATGGCACAATGCTAACTGTTGCCGGTGGTTTGATTACCGAAATGCACACAATGGAACCAGGCGAAGAAATGATGGGATCTGACAACTCTGCCGCAGAATTGCAATCCTTATTGGATAAATTGTTTGGCGAAATGTCAAAACAAATTGCTCCTTTGACTGAAAAGATTACAGCATTGGAATCACAAAATGCAGAATTGAAATCAGCAATTGCTGCCTTTGATTCAACAAAGAAACTTGCAGAAGATACTTTCAACATCGTTGAAAAGTTAGCTGCCGAGCCAAGTGTTGAGCCAACAAAAACTGCAACATCAGGAGCATCATCTTTCAGCTCTATGAAAACAATGAAAGAAATTGCAGACGCTGCAAGACAAATCAGAAAAGATTTCAAATAAAAATTTAAACCCTTTAAAAAAATAAAATAAAATGGCATTCAACGTAACTGGTCTAACAGACTATATCAAAGAAAACGAAAAAGACATCATCAGCGCATCCATATTCTCTGCAAAGAGTATATCAATGGTGAAAGTGCAAGTAGGTATCAAATCATCAGAAGATATCGAAATCATGGAAACATTAGCCGATTTCCAAGCGGATAACGGTTGTGCTTACAACACATCAGGAACAACAACTTTCAGCAGAAGAAACCTTGCAGTTAGCAAGATCATGATTGCTGAAACATTGTGTCCTGAAGATTTGGAAGCTAAATTCTTACAAAGACTTGTGCAGCCAGGAAGTATGCATGACAAACTTCCATTGGAAAAAGAAATCACAGATCGCAAGATTGCTTTGATTGCAAAACAATTAGAGGTTGCAGTTTGGCAAGGTGATACCAATTCAGGACTTGTAAACACAAACAAATTTGATGGTTGGTTGAAACTTATCGATGCTGCCGGAACTGCTGTTGCTGTAACTCCAGCTGCTTCAATTGCCACTGGTAACGTGAGAACAATTTTTGATGAACTTTATGCAAAAATTCCAACTGCCATTTTAGGTGCTGACGACTTGGTTGCATTCTGCGGATATGACACTTTCCGTATATTAGTAACCAAATTGACTGCTGACAATTTGTATCACTACACAACTGATGCAGGTGCAGCAATCTTTGAAATGATGTACCCAGGTACTAACTTAAAAATCGTTGGTGTACAAGGATTGAACGCTGATAACAATGCAGGTGCATTGGCTTCTTACAAGAATCGTATCATTGCAGCAAGAACTTCAAACCTTTACTTTGGTACTGACCTTTTGAACGAATATGAAAAGTATGATGTATGGTTTTCACAAGATGACCAAAACATCAAAACATTATTCCGTTTCAAAGCCGGTTGCCAAATTGCTTTCCCAAGTGAAATTGTACAATACAAAAACATCTAATTATGCCAACTAATTGCGCTATAATTCAAGGATATGAGATCCCCTGCAGAAATTCTGTGGGGGGTATCTCCGAAATATATCTGACAGAAATCGAGAACAAAGCTACCTTAACAGCTGTGTCAGGTGTAATCACTGCCTTCACATTATCTTC